CACGCTCTTTAAAAAATTTCTCACAGAAAAAAATGCTCACACACTCTCATAGAAGAACACCATACTGGAACTTCTGGAAGGTTGTTCTTGCCGGTTGGTGTATCAGATATCCACGAATAGTTTTTGTGCCCCTGGGTATTTTATTTGCTTTCATATATAATGCAGTTGTGAAATAATTTGCAACAAAAAAATTTTGCCCAGAAAAAAATGCCCAATACCCATAAAGAAAAAATATATCACATATACGCAAAGGATAGATGTTTGTTTCATTCTATCAAGGAAGAAGAATTTATCACCACCTGGAGCACCATTCAGAATATGGTAGGACTCATGAAGACTGACTATACTACCGAAGATCTATCCTATGAGGAACTGGTTGTCAATAAAGAAGTATCCATAAATTCTTCTCACTGAAAATTGACAAGTACTATATAAACTGTTAAAATTGAACTGAATTGATTTCGAAACTTATGGCAAAAGGATTTACTGTTAAAGCAACATCTCCAAAGCCCACCTCAGAGGAGTGGGATTACGGAGCGATTAAAGAGCGTATGCGCGGTAAGAGCATTGTGTTCTGCTTACCAGGACGCGGATGCTCTTTTATCTTTCTCAAGGCATTCGTTCAACTCTGTTTTGATTTAGTACAAAATGGAATGAGTATTCAAATTTCTCAAGACTACTCATCAATGGTGAACTTTGCCCGATGCAAGGTACTGGGCGCAAATGTACTACGTGGGCCCAAGCAAATTCCCTGGGATGGAAAACTACAATACGATTATCAACTTTGGATTGACTCGGATATTGTCTTTGATTCAAACAAGTTCTGGCAACTTTGTGATCTTGCTCTCTCAGAGGATGGTACGGAACGTGAGATTGTTGGTGGATGGTATGCCACTGAAGATGGGCACACAACCTCAGTCGCGCATTGGTTGGAAGAAGATGACTTCCGCAAGAATGGTGGTGTGATGAATCACGAAACAGTGGAATCTATCTCCAAGCGTAGGAAGCCATTCACAGTTGATTATACTGGTTTCGGTTGGGTTCTGATTAAGCACGGCGTCTTTGAGCGTCTTGAGTATCCTTGGTTCGCACCGAAGATGCAAGTCTTTGATTCGGGTAAGGTGCAGGACATGTGTGGAGAAGATGTCTCATTCTGTCTCGATGCAAAAGAAGCAGGTATGGTAACCTGGTGCGATCCGCGTATTCGAGTTGGACACGAAAAGACTCGTGTAATCTGATGAAAGAAAAACTTTACAATCTTTTATACAAAGGTCGTAAAATTTATACGAATCTCACTACAGATGAATGTGGTGAGATTCTTCAAGACTTCTCCGAACAGTTTTATGCCGGAGAAGATGTTGATCCAAATGAACTTGAAATGGAGGAAATTTAAACATGGCAGCAAATCAAAAATCACTGAGCGGTTCAGAAGGTATTGCTTCTCATCCAAAGAATACTCGACAGGGTGATGGAAAGCATACAAAGTATACTGCAACTAGCAGGAACAAGGCACGAAAACCATCCCGAGGACAGGGTAAATAATCTCTCAAGGCATTCAGAGTTTCTCTGAGTGCTTTTTTATGATAAGTACCTATGTAGAATTATACTTATAACCGCGCTCCGCCGCTTCTCGCTTGAAGAAACCCCATAGAAAGAACCAATCCAATGAAAACATCCGAAGTCGAAAGAAACATTCGCAAATGTATCAAAGAAGTATCAAAGGTAAGAAAGGAATTAGGTAATTTTTCTATCTGTCCATTTGCAGCAAGGGCAAGATATCTGATTGTAGAGTGCGCTGCGAGCGCCATCGTGCCGGTTGAAGGGTATCAGGTGATAATATATGCCATTGAGGACTCATTTGACCTTTCAGAGGTTCAGAGATGGGTGCAAATTTACAATGAAAGGTACGATGAATGGAAATTTTTTGAGGATTGTGCCTCTTATGATACCTACATAAAAGATATAAAGACCAACAATGGACTTTATAATTTAATTCTAGCTCAACCAAAAGAAGAATTGCGTGAATTTCGAAAAAAATTGGCAAAAACTGACTATTATGATAACTGGGACGAAGAATATCTAAGAGAAATTCTTCAAGATGACTATGATTTGATTCAAAAGGGATAGTAACCCCTTTAAAAGTTCTGATTTTCAACCAATCAGGAGCAAAAAAATGGGAAAACCTTCAGATAGAGACAAAAAATATATGAGAGAGATGTGGGGAACCGAAAAATTAATCACTGACTATACAAAAACTCCATCAAAAATGCTTCGTGAAATCAATAATGACGATTTAACTCCCAAAAAACACGATTTTGTGGTGCAAAATGAACTTCATGAAAAAATTCGCAATGATGATGACTATGATGATTGGGAATATGGTACTGAACCAATTCCATTAACCGAATTTTGACGAATAAATAAGATAGATTTACAATATTCAATGCCACTAGAGCGAGTCAGTAAAGGTTTCAGGGATATTAGTATGTCATTTCAGGTAAATCCCCTGAATTTGGATTTGATTGCCCTGAAAAATGAAACTGCAATTGCTCGCTCTATTCGTAATATAGTTTTTACTCTTCCTGGAGAGAAATTTTTTAATCAAAATTTTGGTTCCAGGGTAAACAGAACTCTTTTTGAGAGTGTTGATGATATCTCTGCATCTATTATTCGTGATGAGATTCAAAATTCACTTAATAATTATGAACCACGAATTGAATTGATTGAAGTAATTACAACTCCAGATTATGATATTGGAGCATTTGATGTAACAATCAACTATAGAATTATTGGTGCAGATGTTCCTGCACAACAACTACAGTTTGTTCTGCAACCTACCAGATAATCAGGTAAATGCCCTTAGTAAATTTCACAAATCTGGATTTTGACCAGATTAAAGCCACACTCAAAGATTACTTAAAGTCAAATTCCAATTTTACGGATTATGATTTTGAAGGGTCCAATCTTTCGACGATTCTTGATGTTCTGGCATACAATACATACATTACTTCATACAATGCCAATATGGTGGCAAATGAGGTATTCATTGATAGTGCAACACTGAGAGAGAATGTTGTTGCACTTGCAAGAAATATTGGTTATATTCCTCGTTCAAAGAAATCGGCAAGAGCAACTGTAACTTTCTTTGTCGATACAACAAATATCAATCCAACTCCGGCATCACTAACATTAAAGAAAGGCCCGATTGCAAGTACTTCGGGTTCTTTTGGCAATCAGTCTTTTATTTTTTCAATCTTAGAAGATGTTACTGTTCCAGTGATAGATGGTTTTGCAACTTTTACAGATCTTGAAATCTATGAAGGAACTCTACTGACTTCTAGTTTTACTTATAGTACAAGAAATCCAAATCAAAGATTTGTACTGCCAAATAGTGGTATTGATACAAGTTTAATTTCAGTAATTGTTAAGTCAAATTCTTCACCACAAACTCCTTCTGTAAAATATAGTCTTCAAGATAGCCTATTTGCTATTGACAAAGAATCTGAAGTTTATTTTTTACAAGAAATTGAAGATGAAAGATATGAATTATTTTTTGGAGATAACCTCTTTGGAAAGGCCCTTTCGGATGGAAACTATATTGAGGTATCTTATATTGCAACAAATGGAGACAGTGGAAATGGAGTCAATCAATTTAGTTTTTCTGGGAGATTGACATACACAAGAAATTCAACAGAATATGTTGTAACCTCTGGAATTTCTTTGTTAACAACCGGTTTGATGGCATCGGGTGGAGAAAATATAGAGTCGGTTGATTCTATCAAAAAATATGCACCCAGAATATATGCTTCTCAAAATAGGGCTCTAACAGCAAATGATTATGAAACTTTAATACCAGCAAAAATTTATCCAGATACAGAATCAATCTCCGTATTTGGTGGAGAGGAACTTGTTCCACCACAATATGGAAAAGTTTTTATTAGTATCAAACCAAGAACTGGGGATTTTCTTCCAAATTTAATCAAAGAAAATATAAAACTCAAATTAAAAAAATATGCAGTTGCAGGAATTGTTCCTGAAATTTTGGATCTAAAATATCTTTATATTGAAGTTGATTCAAAAATTTATTACAATACAAATCTTGCACCAAATGCAGCATATGTTTCTAGTATCATTCAATCGAATGCAAATAAATATGCTGAATCTACTGAATTAAATAGATATGGTGCAAGATTTAAATATAGTAAATTTTTAAAAATCATAGATGATGGGCATATGTCGGTCACATCAAATATTACTAAGATTCAAATGAGAAGAGATCTTAGGATTGTTTTAAATACTTTTGCAGAATATTCTATCGGATTTGGAAATCAGTTTCATATTGGTAGTATGGATGGATACAATATAAAATCATCCAAATTTAGAATTGCTGGTATTCAGCAAGATGTTTATCTTTCTGACATTCCAGACACAAATAGAACAACAGGTTCTATATTCATATTCAACGTTCCATCTACATCTTCTACTACTGCAACAATTGTAAGTAGAAATGTTGGAAAAATTGACTATGTGAAGGGAGTTATTACATTAAATCCCATCAACATCACATCTGCAAAAATTAAAGATGGACAATCTATTATAGAAATCTCTGTTGTTCCACAATCAAATGATATTATTGGATTACAGGATTTATATTTGCAACTAGATATTAATAACAGCAATTTTGAAATGGTTGTTGATGAAATATCTTCTGGATTAGATCCATCAGCATCAAATTATATCGTAACATCAAGCTACACTAACGGAAATCTAGTAAGATAATGACAGAAACGAGAATCAAGTTCAGTAACATCGTACAAAATCAACTTCCTTCATATGTTAGGGAAGAATTTCCATTAGTTTCTGAATTCTTATCCCAGCATTACATATCTCAGGAGTTTCAAGGAGCTCCAATTGATATAATACAAAATATTGACAAATATGTAAAAATTGATGAGCAAACAAATAGAGTTGAAAGTGCAATCTTATTATCCGATGTTTCAATTATTGATGATGTAATCAATGTACAATTTAAGGAGCCAGTATCAAATGGAACTTATGGATTTCCTGATTCATATGGATTGATTCAAATTGATGATGAAATCATTACATATACAGGAAAAACTGACAGTTCTTTCACTGGTTGTATAAGAGGTTTTAGTGGTGTTACATCATATAATAAGCAGAATCAACCAGATGAACTAGTATTCTCACAATCAGAAGTTGCAGAACATACTTCCGGATCAACAATTATAAATTTAAGTTCTTTGTTTTTAAAAGAATTTTTGATCAAATCAAAGAATCAATTACTTCCCGGATTTGAAAATAGATATCTTAATACAAATTTAAATCAAGCACTTTTTATTAAACAATCTAAGGATTTTTATAAAAGCAAAGGAACTGACGAATCCTTTAGAATTTTGTTTAAGGTGCTTTATGGAGAAGATGCATCAATAATTCGCCCTAAAGAAAATCTTTTTAGATCCTCGGATGCAAAATATACAACAACTAAAGATTTAGTTGTTGAGAGTATTTCTGGAGATCCTGAAAATCTTATAAATTCGACACTGATTCAAGATACTTACGGAAACATTTCCAAATCTTATGCTCCAATTACAAAAGTTGAAAAAATAGTATCTAATTTAGGAAAAACTTATTATAAACTGAGCCTTGACGGTGGGTATAATAGGGACATTAATGTAAATGGAGCAGTGTACGGTAATTTTTCTGTTCACCCAAAGACAAAACTAATTGGACAAGTTTCCACCGGAACTACTGTACTGTCTGTAGATTCAACAGTCGGATTTCCTCAAAGTGGAGAATTGTCAGTAGACTATACTGATGGTACTACTGGAATTGTATCGTACTCTTCAAAATCACTAAATCAATTCTTTGAATGTGAAAATTTATCTGGAACAATTTCTGATGGTACAAATATTGGGATTAATACTTATGCCTACAGTGAAGTCGTTGTTGGCACCACGACAGAAACTATCAAACTAAGAATTAATTCAGTTTTAGATAATCTTGATATTGTCGATGATACTTATTATTGCAGTGCTGGTGATACTTTAGTAGTTAAGACGCTTGGAGTAAATGAAAAAAATACTCCTTCAAATAATTGGTTATTTAATATTGCAACTTCGTATAGTGTAATTTCACTAACACAAATTAATAATTTAGATAATACTTATAATGTTGTAGTTGGTGCAGATAATGTCTTTAAAATTGGAGACAGTTTAAAACTTGTAGATGAAAATAATATAGAAAAAACTTCCACAATTATTGATATTACATCATCAAGATCATTTACGATAAGGGGACAAGGTGAATTATCACTAACATCTTATTATACAATAACAAGAAATTTATCAAAAGTAAATTCTGTAAACTTCCCCTCAACATCGACAGTAAATGCAGATGTTCAAAATGTATACAAAATTAAGGAGAGAATACTAGTTGCATCTCCTTCACTACCATATTACAATGAGCAGTCTCTTAATGTTACTGATAGATCTTTAATTTTTTCCGGAACATATAGTAGTGACACTTTCAATATAACTTCTTCCACAGATCATGGGTTTTATACTGGGGATTTGGTTTATTATACCCCAGAAAAAGTCATCTTTTCTTCTACAGATTCTGATGGCAATATTGTAGCAAGAGAAGTTACGCAAAGTTCTTTATTTGATGAAGGACTTTATTATATAAAAAGAGTAAGTTCAACTAGTGTTAAATTTGCAAAGAGTGAATCGGATATATTAAATTCAAATTTTGTATCTGTAAGCAGTACAACCACTGTTACAAATAACAAGTTAGAAATTTACAATCTCAAATCAAAAACTTTAAAATCACAAAAACTTCTAAGAGAAATTTCTCCTCCAGAAAGTGATGGTGAGTTATATCCAACAAATCCTGGATTGACAGGAATATTGATTAATGGTGTTGAAATTTTAAATTATAAATCAAAAGATATAGCTTATTCAGGACCACTTGAAGATATTCAAGTTATTTCTTCTGGATCTGGATATGATGTAATCAATCCACCTGTTTTAAATATTACCGATTCTGTTGGAAGTGGGGCTACCGGATATTGTGCAGTAAGCGGAAGTTTAAGTGAAATTAGAATTGTAGATCCTGGTTTTGATTATCAAGAAACTCCTATTATCAGTATTACTGGTGGTAATGGTACTAATGCGAAAGCATTAGCAAATATGAAGTCGATAACACATCAAGTATCATTTAATTCTCAGAGAAATGCTGCACTTATTGGATTAGGAAGTACTTTATCTACTATTGGATTCACTACATATCACAAATTAAGAAGTGCAGAAAAAGTCATTTATAAAACAAATGGAGAAACATCTGTAGGTGGATTGTCAACGAATTCAGCATATTATGTTTCTGTACAGACACCATATACCATAAAATTATACAATACGTTAGATGATTCTGTATCTGGAATCAACACAGTTACATTAACTTCTTATGGCACAGGAAATCATACGATTGAATCCTTTAATAAGAAGTCCATTCTAGGATCAATCAATATAGTTAATCCTGGAAGTAATTATGAAAACAAAAAAAGAACCGCACAACATACCGGCGTAAGCACATCATTAAATTCTATTGAATTGAAGAGTCACGATTTTAAATCTGGAGAGACTGTAAAATATACAACAGAAGGTACATCAATCGGAGGACTATCGACAAATACGAATTATTATATTACAAAAATTGATGACGATAATTTTAAATTGTCTCAGGTAGGTTCTGGGCAAATAATTGAAGACTTTTATTATCGAACTAATCAATATGTTGAGTTTAGTTCTGTTGGATTTGGAACACATATTTTCAATTATCCAGATATTTCAGTAGAAGTTGTTGGAAGAATCGGCATTTCTTCTACTAATGGCGAAACATTCCAGGCAGTAGTTCAACCTATTTTTAGGGGAAGTATTAAATCCGTACATTTGTCCTCAGGTGGAACTGGTTATGGTGCAGAGATATTAAACTATAATAGATTGCCATTGATTTCTTTAGATAGTGGTTCTGGTGGGCAACTTACTCCAATTATATCTAATGGAAAAATTGTAGAAGTACTTATTAATAATCCAGGAAAAAATTATAATTCTCCTCCGAATTTATCTGTTACTGGTGGAATCGGAGCAGTCTTAACACCCGTCTTGCAGAATGGACAAATCATATCTGTAAAAGTTATTGAGGGTGGAGCAGGATATACTTCAAGTGCAGCATCAATAACCATAACTCCTGCAGGATCTTCATCTACATTATTGCCAAAAATAACCTCTTGGACTGTCAACCTTTTTCAAAAATATTTGAATACCATTACTGGTGATGATGGATTTTTAACTGAAGGAATTAATTCCAAATATGAGTTACAATATTCCCATTTATATGCTCCAAGAAAACTGAGAGAGGTAGTTTATTCAGTAGACTCAAGTGGAAAAATTTTATATGGAAATGGAAAAACCGATTTAAAAAAAGTTAATAATATTGAAATTGCATCTTCTGATCACTCGCCCATTATTGGATGGGCTTATGATGGAAACCCAATTTATGGTCCATATGGATATATTACAAAACAAGGTGGAACTGTAACTCAGATGAAATCTGGGTATGTTGAATATCTAAAATCAAATAGACCTTCCGTAAGTGAATTTCCCTTCGGATTTTTTATTGAAGATTATGCTTATTTCAATGTTAGTGATGAAACTGTCTTGGATGAGAATAATGGAAGATTCTGTGTAACTCCAGAATTTCCAAATGGAACTTATGCATACTTCGCAACTGTTAGTTCTTCATCAGCAGATTCTTCGGGTGTTTTTGCAAAATATAAAAAACCAATCTTTCCATACTTAATTGGGGAAAATTATAAAGCAAAACCAAATGAGTTCAATTTTAAAAAATTATCAAATCAAGACGATATAGATTTAAATGAAACTAATTGGATAAGAAATACCCATCCATATAACCTAATTGACAATACTGCATCATATAATTATTTGACAATTCCAAATCTATTAGATCAAACAGCAGATATTAGTTATGCTTTGCCTGGATTTATTGAAAATATTGGAATAGTAACTGGTGGCAACAATTACAGAGTTAATGACGCAGTATTATTTGATAACTCTGGAACAAATGGATATAATGCAAGTGCAAAGGTTTCCAGATTAGAAGGGAAGGAAATAAATTCGGTTAGTGTAGCTACAAGTACAATTTATAATGCAGAACTTTATCCAACAAATGGTAATGGTTTGATCACTATTTACTCACAAAATCCTCATAACTTTTCCAATGGTGATACTATAACAATTTCGGGATTAAATACAACTTCATCCTTAATTGAAGGATATTATAAAGTTGGAATTTCTACCCTAAACACATTAGTACTCACTGTAGGTGTTGGTACGACAGGTGCTACTGGATTAGTAACTTATTTTTCTGTTAGAGGTAATTTGAATGAAGAAAGTATTCGTGAAAATGATATCTTCACTATAGGAACCGAAAAAATAAAGATTTTGAATGTAGATTCTGTATCATCAAGAATTAGAGTCTTAAGAACTACTAATGGCACAACAGGGGCAGCACATACTGCCACAGAACTCCTATATGAAAATCCAAGAAAACTGACAATAAATACTGGATTTAAAACTACATACGATTCTATTGTCAATAGACAAATATACTTCAATCCTATAGAATCTGTAGGATTGGGAACTATTTCTGGTGTTGGAATTGGTACAACAATATCATTCTCAAATCCAGGTGCAGGAATAACTCAAATTTTTATTCCAACCAGAACAATTTATATTCCAAAGCATAGACTTGATACTGGAGATCAACTTACATATTCCTCAAATGGTGGCGTTGTTCTTGGTGTTTCTACAAATGGAATTTCCACTTCGGTAACTCTTTCAAATCAATCCACTCTATATGTTGCAAAAATTTCTGATGATTTAATTGGAATATCTACTGTAAAAGTTGGTGTAGGTTCTACTGGAACATTTGTTGGAATTACAACAGCAACAAATGGATTAGGAACTTTATATTTTACTGGAATTGGATCTGGAACCAACCACAGCTTTCAAACAAATTATTCTGTTATTAGTGGACAAATATCCAGAAATATTGTTACAGTTTCTGTTGCAGAAACTCATGGTCTACAAAATAATGACTTTGTTTATGTTGATGTGAATCCATCAATATCGACCACATTCACTATTAAGTATAATGATTATAATAGAAAACTTCTTGTAAATCCAAAAGATTTTTCAGCAGTTGGAATTAATACAGTTGACGACTCAATATCAATTACAAATCACAATTTTTCAAAAGGTCAAAAAGTAGTTCATACTTCATCTTCTCCTGCAGGAGGACTTCAAAATAATGAAATTTATTATGTCGTTATTGTTGACAACAATACCATTAAACTTTCTGATAGTTACTATAGTGCCATTAGTTTAAATCCATCTATTGTCGGTATCACCAGTTCTTCAAATGGAACTCTCTCTGCGGTAAATCCACCAATTACGGTTTATAGAGATTCGCAGATAACATTCAATCTCTCAGATTCTTCACTTTCATATATCAATCAAGGAAATCTTTATCCTGCATTTAATTTAAATCTTTATAAAGATTCAAGTTTCACTCAAGAATTTAATTCAACAGAAAAAACTAATCAATTTGAAGTGCAAAGATATGGAACTGTTGGTGTTACTACTGATGCAAAAGTAATCTTATCTATTAATAATAATATTCCAGAAAAACTTTATTACACATTAACTCCAATTTATGATAATTCATTACCAACAATCAAAGAAGAAGTAAATATAGATTATTCAGTATTTGCAAATAATGAGATTCAGGTTAAAGTAAGTGATTATAGTGGAAAACATAATGTAACGGTTGCTTCTACATCAACATTTACATATAATGCGATAGAAACTCCAGAGGCTGTTTCTTATGCATCTAGTACATCTATATTAAAATATGAAACTGATTCAATATATGCTTATGGTCCGATTTCCAAAATTCAGATTATAAACAAAGGTCAAAATTATTACACATTACCTTCAGTATCTTCTATCAGTTCGTCTGACGGATCTCAGGCATTATTGGAAGTACATAGCCAATCAATAGGTAAAATAAACAAAACTAAAATTAAAGATATTGGATTTGATTTTCCTTGTGATTATACAATTAAGCCAAGTGTCTCTCTTCCTCAAATTGCAAAAGTAGAACCTTTAGCATCATTTGATTCAATTGGAATCTCGTCTTTTGGCAGAGGATATAGTTCTGCACCAAAATTAATTGTTTTAGATGGTAAAACAAATCAACTTGTACCCGAAGTTGATTTAAGATACAATCTTGGCGATACTCAAGTAACTATATTAAAAAATGCTTATGGTTTGAATAATATAACTCCCACAATTATTCCAACACAAAATTCAAATGGTGTTGGAATAAGTTCTGTTGGTTTCAACAATACAACTAATGATGTAACTGTTACTTTATCTGTTGGATTTAGCACAGCAGATTCATTTCCATTTGCTATTAATGATAAAGTTTTAATTGAAAATATTAGTGTTGGAGTTGGTTCAACTTCGAAGGGATATAATTCTGTAGATTATGATTATCAATTATTCACAATCAATTATGTTGATGCAAATCTTGGCGGAAATAATGCTACTGTAAGGTATAGTTTAAATGAATTTTTAAATTCGGGAGAAACTCCAGGAACCTATGACTCAACAAATTCGTCTGGGAGAATTATTCCACAGAAATATTTTCCAATATTTAATCCAGTTTTAAAGAAAAATAATTTCATTGTTGGAGAAGAAGTTAATTCCAATTCTTCCAGTGGATATGTTGGGAATTGGAATTCTAAAATAAATCATTTAAAGATAATTTCCAGAGAAGACTTTATTGTTGGTGAAGTTGTAGAAGGTGTAACATCAAAATCGCAAGGAGTTATTTCTTCTATTGATAGATTTGATTCCTTCTTCAATTTAAATTCAAAATCCACAGTAATTCTAGGGTGGCAAACTCAAGCAGGATTCTTAAATACAAATTCACAAAAACTTCAAGATAGTGATTATTATCAAAATTTTTCATATTCAGTAAAATCAAGAATAGATTATGAAACTTGGAAAGATGCTGTAAGCACTCTAAATCATACTTTAGGATTTAGAAAATTTGCCGATTATCAATTAGAATCCTCAGCATCAAATTCAATGGTAGTTGGATTTTCAACATATCTTACATCAGTTGAAGTTATAAATGACATAGTTGAAGTTGTCGATTTAAACTGTGTTTATGATTTTGATTTAGTAAAAGAAAATTCAATGAAGATTGGATCTTCAATATTCTCGGATGAAGTAACATTCTCAAGCAGAATTTTGACAGATTATTTTGAGTCAGTTGGCAATAGAGTTTTGTCAATTGACGATATAAGTTCACAATTTAATAGCAATCCTAGAGCAACAAGATTTAGTGAGGTTCATAGATTTGATATTATAGATGGAAGAGCTCAAAAATATATTACTTATATTAGAGATAAAAGATATACCTCACAAAGGCAGGCAATGCTTTTAACTCTTATACACGATGATTCTATTGGGTATATTAGTCAATATGGTAGAGTTGAATCTACTTACGATTTGGGTTCATTTGATTTTGCGGTTGAAGGCACAGAAGGTGTCATATTATTCTATCCAACAAAATATTCCGTAAATGATTATGACATATCCACATTATCATACAATTTGAGAGATAGTCTTTCTGGTGTCGGTACGTCCAGTTTTGGTGGTATTGTTGATTTAAAAACAAGTAGTGTTACTGTTTCTTCTGGAGCAACTACAATTGTTGGAATTGCAAGTACATGCACATCGGCAAAAGTCTTAGTTGAAATTACTGGTTCAAATGGAGATTATCAATTTGACGAATTAAATATTTTGCATAATGGAACAACCATTGAGTTTATAGACTATGGACAATTAACAACTATATCGCAAGACATATATTCAAGTTCTGGTTTGGGCACATATTATCCATATTTCTCTGGATCTCAACTAAAAATTGATTTTACTCCAAATGTTGGCGTAGCAGCAACAATCAATACAATTCAAGTTGCTATTGCAAATACACTTTCATCGGGTATTGGCACTTTTGATATGAAACACGCTCGTTTACAAGCAACTTCAACATCAATTGCATCATCAACGTCTCCAGTAGCAACAGTAATTGCAGAGTATCCTGAAGAATATGATTGTGCATATGCTGTACTTCAAGTTTCAGATACAACCAATAATAGGCATCAATTGTCCGAACTTGTGGTTTTAGACGATGGAACGGAAACTTACATAACAGAGTATGCAAATATCGACACTTTTGGTGGTGCTGGACTTGGTACTGTAGGTGCTGCAACAACATCATCGACAAAATTAACCTTTACGCCACGGGCAAATATCAATGTAGCAGTAAAAATATTTTTTAATCCTGTAAGATACCAAGATGACGAAAAAGATACTATTAGTTTTAATAATGCTACAATAGAAACAAATTATGGTACATATTATGGAACTGACACAAGTATTAAGAAGTCATTCGATTTAACTCACGAGGGTTACAAAATATTCCAAAGATCTTTTGATGGAAGTAATTCTTCAATAGTTAATATTTCTGCAAATACAATATCCCTACCAAATCATTTCTTTGTTACTGGAGAAGAATTAGTCTACACTAATGCAGGATCTGGAAGTACAACATCAATTGGTATTGGCACTACAACTTTTGTAAGTGTTGGTTCAACTGATAAATTACCAGCAAGTGTTTATGCAGTAAAATTAAATAATAACAGCATTAAACTGGCAAGAAGTGCAGAGGATGCTCTAAAAGGAGTTGCGGCAACCTTAGATTTTACAAGTGTAGGTATAGGCACTACACATTCATTTACTTCAAAAAATCAAAATGCAAAAGTTATAGTTGC